TAGGAGGAGCAGCGCCTGATCCTAAACTAATAGCTACTACAGCTAGAGCTAAGATAAAACTTACTAATTCAAAGAATAAACTTAATACTTTATTATCTAAACAAAATAAAACAATATAATGGCATTAGGAAACGTTATAGCAGGATTAGTTAAGAACGCAGCTAGATCATTGGTTAACTTTGAACTAGCTGTAGATCCTATTTTAGAACGTTTACAACAATCCTGTCCCCCTAAAGTTGAGTTAGAAATTATAATTAGGCAAAAAAATTCTATAACTACAGCTTTAACTCAGACCCAAACAGCCTTAAACACAATGGTCCAAACCGGACAAACAGTTACAGGTATTATAAATGTAACTGATATAGCTCTTAGAGTTATTAAAAATCTCCCTTTACCTACCTCAGTACCCCCGGGTGTGGGTATTCCGATTAGTGTTATTAATAGATTTACTGATACTTTAATTAAGTTATCAGATTTAATTAAAACTAATAAAGGTATAGTAGCTTCTATTGCTCCTGCTGTGCAATCACTTAATAGTGATATTCAAACTATTTTAAATCAACTGGCTCGATTAGATGTATTGTTAGCCGGATGCCTAGAACAGGATACAGTTGGGTTAACAGATGAAGAAAAAGAAGATTATTTTACTAGTTTAGGTATAAATCTAAATACTTTAGATACTACCTCTGATCCTCAAGTTAATATAGCAGGAGGGCAAGCTTTAGAAGATAGCTTAGCTCCTAACTCAAATGACCCTCTAATTTATAAAGACTTTAAACTTATAATAGACAACGATAAAGAAAATACATTATCATTTCCTCGTAGAAGAATAGTAGCAACTCGTATTACAGATGCTGTTCAAATTGTGGGGGACTATTCATTTAGTTCGAGTACTCAAATTTTAGTAGATGAGATAAAATTTAAAATAGATAAATATTTAAGTGAACAGTTAACTATAGCAGATACTCCTAATGAAAGAACTACATTTACAACAGAATTACTTTAATTTTTAATATTTATAACAAATGAAACCGAGCGAATTAAAATCATTTATTAAAGAAGCCGTTAGAGAAGCTATCCAAGAGGAACTAAAAGATATCCTTTTGGAAGCAGTTCGTGCTCCTAAATTACCAATCCAGGAAACTTATCAAATGTCTCCTGTATCTACTGGTACCTCTACTCAGGTTACTAATAGTCCCCCACAAAAATCAGCTACAGAAAAGAGAGCCATGATGGAAAGTATTATGGGTGACATGAGAAGAGGACAAGATACTCTTTCATTCAACTCAGCTGATGCTAGAGGAATGGGTGTAACTGCTAATACTCTACAAATAACCCCGGGTATGAATACTTCAGGAGATGGGTCAAAATTACCTGAGGGTAATGTTGGTTTAGATATGATTATGGGATTAATGGGCAAGAAATAATGGCAATTCTTTTAGGTAGAAAATTCCCCATTGATACTCAACCTGCTAGAGCAGTTGGGGTTGCTTTACCTTTTAATGCTCCGGGTGTATTTACTTCTAATTATACTACATCTAAACAACTTAACTCAAATCTTATAAATTTTTTCTTAACTAATAGAGGGGAAAGGGTATTAGATCCTACTTATGGAGCTAATTTAAGAGCCGTAATTTTTGAACAAATTACAGAAGGTAATTTAGATGCCTTAAAATCAAAAATAGAACTAGATTTAACTACTAATTTCCCTGATGTCAGGCTAGCAAATTTGGACATTTTAGGGAATGAAGATTTAAATGAAATCCAAGTAAGAATAACATATACAGTTGTATTATCCGGAGAAACAGATACAATTAGTTTAAATTTTAATCAATAATGGCTGAGAATAAAAATATAAATTATTTAGCAAAAGACTTTACAACTTTAAAGCAACAGCTTATAGATTATGCTAGGACATACTTTCCAAATACCTATAACGACTTTACTCCTTCATCCCCAGGCACTATGTTTATTGACATGGCTGCCTATGTGGGTGATATTTTATCGTTTTATTTAGATAATCAAATCCAAGAAAACTTTTTACAATATGCTAGAGAAGAGTCAAACTTACTTACGCTAGCCTATATGTTAGGTTACAAACCTAAAGTAACTAGTCCAGCAGGGGTTGAACTTACATTTTATCAACAAATCCCAGCTAAATTATCGGGCAGTGTAACAGTACCTGATTTTGATTATGCATTAAAGTTAGCTGAAAATGCTGCTATTGGTTCTACCCTAACAGGCACTCCTTCATTTTTAGTACAGGACCCAGTTGATTTTTCATTTTCTAGTTCATTAGATCCTACAGTTGTAAGTGTTTTTCAAATTACTAGTAACTTACCTAGTAAATATCTTTTAACTAAAACTAGAAAAGCAATTTCATCTACTATTAGTACTACAACATTTACTTTTGGAACTCCACAACAATTCCCTACAGTAGAAATAAATGATACTAATATTATTAAAGTATTAAGTATTATTGATAGTCAAGGAAATGAGTGGTATGAAGTAGATTATTTAGGGCAAGAAACAATTTATGAGTCTTTACAAAATGTAAACACAAACGATCCTAATTTTTCATCAGATCAAAGCCAGGTTCCTTATTTACTTCAATTAAAAACAGTACCTAGAAGATTTGTAACTCGTTTTAAAGATTCAAATACTCTTCAACTACAATTTGGTGCTGGTACTGTTTTAGATTTTGATGAACAAGTGACCCCTAACCCAGACAACGTAGGTATTGGTTTACCTTTTGAACAAGATAAACTTAATGTAGCTTATTCTCCAAATAACTTTATGTTTACAGATAGCTACGGTATAGCCCCATCAAATACTACTTTAACAGTAAGATATTTAACAGGTGGTGGGGTATCATCAAATGTACAAGTAGGTGCGTTAAATACACTATCTAGTGGTAATTTAAATTTCTTACAATCTACTTTAAACGCTGTAACTGCCCAAAACATATTTGATTCTTTTGCTGTTGATAATTTAGTTGCAGCCTCTGGAGGTGGAGATGGTGATTCGATTGAGGAATTAAGACAAAATTCAATTGCTCAATTTAGTTCACAGCTTAGAACAGTAACACAAGATGATTATTTAGTTAGAGCTTTAAGTTTACCTTCTCAATATGGACAAATAGCTAAAGTATTTACTACTCCACAAAAGGCAAGCGAAGTAACAGCTAATGAAAAAATTACCTCATTGGACCTATATACTTTAGCCTATAATAACCAGAAACAATTAGAGGTACCTTCACTAGCTTTAAAAAATAATCTTAAAACTTATTTATCTCAGTATCGTATGATAAATGATACTGTGAACATTAAAAATGGTTTTATTATTAATATTGGGGTTAATTTTGATATAATTGTACTTCCTAATTTTAATTCAAACGAAGTTATAGCAGCTTGTATAGTAGCTTTACAAGTTTTCTTTAATATAGATAATTGGCAAATTAATCAACCTATTATTTTAAGAGATTTATATAATATTTTAGATAGAGTACCGGGTGTACAAACTGTAAAAAATATAGAAATAGTAAATAAGGCAGGTACTAATTTGGGTTACTCACAATATGGATATGATATACAAGGAGCCACAGTTAATAATATTATATACCCTTCAATTGATCCTTCAATATTTGAGGTAAAATATTTAAATAATGACATAATAGGTCGTGTAGTAACTTTTTAAAGAGTATATTTATAAATAAAATATGGGACTATTAGATAAATTATTAAGTGGAGATTCTAATATATCTTTTGATGGAGGGAACCCTACTACAGTATCCCAAATTCCATTAGATAAAACATTTGATAGAACTAGTTTAGATCTGGAAAATCCCCTACCTTCAGGGGGTCCTGTAACTAAAGGAGTAGCATACACTGCAACTATAGGACAAGAACAAATATTTTTTCCTGGTCAACCATTTACCTCAAAAAACACTTATATTGAATATGTAAATTCTAGAGGATTAGTAGCAGCTGGTTCTTTACCTAGAGTAGTAGGAAGACCCGGAGAAGGTGCTATTGGTGGTACTGGTAGACGAGGAGGATAAAACAAAGAAAAATGGCAGTATATAAAATATTCCCCACCCAAGACGCGACTCTATATTCAGCATACCCTAGTATGAATACTGGGCTTGATGAAATTATAGAGGCTACTACTAACTTTAAAACAGGAAGTCTACAATTAGAAGGAGATTTACCTCAAACATCTAGATTCCTAATCCAGTTTGATTCAGCCGATATGGCTTATGTTTCTTCTAGTTTAATTCGTACTGCTAGCTTTGATGTTAATTTAAAAGTATTTGTAGCTAATGTTGAAGGGATAGATACTGATACTATAGTTTTAGCTAATGCTGTTTCCCAATCCTGGAATATGGGTACTGGGAGATTTTTAAGTACTCCCGAAGTTACAAATGGTTGTAGTTGGGTTTGGAGGAATGAATCAGGTAGTCAACAGTGGTTAACCTCTAGTTTTGGGGGTGGTTCTACAGGTTCTTATAGCCCTAATAATACACGTGGTGGTGGAGTATGGTGGACTGGGAGTCAGGCTAGTCAAACCTTTTCTTATAGATCTGATCTTGATTTAAATTTTCCGGTTAAAGAAATTGTAACAAAATGGAATAGTGGTTCTTGGAACAACTATGGCTTTATTGTTAGACAAGATCCTTCACAAGAATTTTTACCTTTACCTGATAACCAAATTACTTTAAAGTATTTTTCAGTAGATACTCATACTATATACCCTCCCTGTTTAGAATTTAAGTGGAATGATTTTTTATTTAATACAGGGTCTTCAACCCAAACTATAATTACTGGTTCTAATATTTATGCTTCCTTAGATAATAATCAGGGATACTTCTTTAGTGAAAGTATCCAAAGATTTAGAATAAATGCTAGACCACAGTTCCCCCAAAGATCATTCCAAACATCCTCTATTTATACTACTAATTATTATTTACCCCCTGGGTCTTTGTATGCTGTAAAAGATTTAGATACTAATGAATATGTAGTTGAGTTTGATTCAACATATACAAAAATTAGTTCTGATTTTTCTAGTAGCTATTTTGATTTATATATGAACGGCTTGGAACCCCAAAGATACTATACTATATTAATACAAACTACTTCAGGAGGTTCAACTATAGTTTTAGATAATAACTACTCGTTTAAAGTAATAAATGGCTGAGAAAATTAACTTAAATAAAAATGTCTTTAATAAACAAGACTTTTTAAACACAGTGAACACTTCGTTCACTCAATTAGTCCTTCCTATAACTTTACCCACCCCAGTATTTACAGTAGATGATTTTTTTGTACAGTATGAAAATTTATTTTTTCAAATTCCTAAAGAAGGAGATATTAATTCACACCAATACTTAGTAGAACGAAGTGGTGCTTATATTGAATTTAATAGAGTAAACGAAGAAATTCAGGCCTTATTAGAAGAAATAACTCAACTAAGACAAGAAAACTTAGAACTTAACCAAGCTATAGCAGATATTTCTTTATAATGCAACAACCAGTTATTATACCCATCAACCCAGATATATTTGCTGTTCAGGATTATACATTCGAGGACTTCACTATTGTTCCCAATTTTGAAGTAACCTCATCTTTTATTACTACAACTGACTATGTAGAATATTTTATTTATGATGGTAATAATACTTTATTAACCGGTAGTCAATTAGTAGATTATACTTTTACAGAAGATCCTGGTATTATAGTATCTGGTGGTTATGCCACTATGGATATTGATCCATCAGCTACGCT